TCTTAATCCTAAATTTAAGGCCACCACGATAATTCTCAAAAACATTAGACAAAGCACAAACAGGAGAAGGCCAATACGATTGAGCTGAGGGAACCACAAATCCAAAGTTATCAGAATTAGGTTGGAAATACAAATCACGCGGACGAAGAGCACACTGATATATATACATAGACGTAGTATCAGTAGTAGAAAAAGTGGGTTGTGCAATAACAGCAAACGTGGACTTGATGTAATCAAAAGACATCTCATCCACATCTGTGCCAGCAAATCCAGAAAGAGGAGCAACAGTATTCTCAGCAAACATACCGACGCCATTACCACCATCAGACCCATCAGAATTAAACTGGTAGGTATTATAGGTATTAAGCATCTTATTAAGAGGTGTAGTAACCAAAGGTTTAGACCAACCATAAGAAGCAGCAATCTTAGAAACCTCCCGAAGCATCCAGGATGTAGTACCAGAATATGAAGAAATCAATGGAACCTTGGTGCCGAGCCAAGTCGCAAACTTGGCACCAGCGGACAATACATTACTAAGGTTGCCAGGAATAGCATCCTGTTCCTTAGCAGAGGTACTCTGCTTATTCTTAACGAATTTGCCTGCCTGTGGCTGTACGGTAAGCCCGCCAGGACAAGCCCCAATAAGCTCGAAATCCTCAATCCAACGCCAAACGGCAATAGAAGGTGCAGTAGCACCGGTACCAAGAGCAATAGGCGTCATAGCAAATAGAACAACATTACCAATATCAAGTCCAGTAGCCCCAGCAGTAGTGGAAATAGGAAAATAGTTGAGAGGATGAATAAATGGAATCTTGAGAATCGAGCTAGTAGACTCAACAATATCAAGTTCAACGCCAGGAAGCTGTGATACCGGAGTCAAAGCAGAAGTACGATCCCAAGCACCCTGATTATTTTGACAAGGAGAAAGAGCTAATCTAACACGACCAGCCTGAAAAGGGTTGGAAATGGCCTGTATGCGATAACATACTGTGCCACGCCAACCAAAAGCACCAAACGCTCGACTAAAGTTAGTAAGACCTGCCTGAAGAGTAGCGTTAGTGTTAGAATAAAAACTAATCGGACCTCTAGAACTCTGGTTATAAGTCTGAGTATCAATCAATCGTGGTCGACTAAAATAGTCACGAATGTCCATAATAGTCTTCTCATCAATGTAATGTTCGGGCAATGGCATAAAACCAGAGCGAATCTCAACCTGGTCACAAGCCTCGTTGGCAAATGACGTAAGATTGGTGACTTCACTGGAGGTTGGAACACCAATGCCGTCAACGTTATCACAGTTTTCAGCCCTATCAGCTACCTGTGTATCATTTTGTGGGTTATTTTCTGTAGTTGGAGGAAGTCTATATCTTACTCTAAAATGTTGACTCAAACACTAAAGAGGCACCCACGGTGTCTGGATCTCAAGGTCATCCTGACTAGTAAAACTAAAAAGCCAACCTATTCTGGCAATCCTCCTGTCCACAAGCAAACTTTAACGTGGGGTGTTTGATGTTTACTCGTGCGTGTATAAGATTCCAGTCTCAAAGCCAAGGCAAATCCATGGTCACAACAGTCTTAAGATACTCTTTACGAGTAAAGAGCTGTTTAGGCTGTTCGCCCATGATCTCCCGATACTTCTGTTTGAAGAGAGGTGCCCACTGATTCCAAGCCTCATCCCCATGCAGCGACAGTTCGAGAAACGTCTGTTCAACATTACACATCGTAATGTCTCTCAGTAGCTTCTTGTTCTTACACCAATAGGAAATGAAAAGAATGGAATCAAGCTCTTGTGGCCCAACGTACTCCCCTAGTATGTTTTCAAAGCGAAAAGAACGCTTCAAAAAACTAATTTCGGAAAGAGGTCGGGTTGCAAGAGTACCCTCTTCTTTATTCTCAGTCGTGTAGACCATCCCACGCACCAACATAGCTCTCTCAATAGAGTTCTGATTGAACCTATCTACAACACGCGGATCAATGTTAAGGATGTTGTCATCCCCATATGTACATATGTAGACATAATCCCAGAACTGGGAGGCCATGCGTACACCCATCAAATCAGTCCAAACCATATTAAAAATAGTCAAATTATAAAAACTGTTAATAATGGACGTAGCTGGATGACCACTAGGAAGACTTTTACTCCACTGATAAATGGTGTCACACTTGCCATGGATTCCTCCATAATGGCGAGAATGCACCACCTCAGTCCACAAGACCTTCCTAATAAGACAATTCTCAGGTCCGTCATCATACCATTCATTGATCTGCTCTAATATAGCCCAATGAACCTGTGGTTGCTCAGAACTATCAAATCCCTTGAAATCCCCCGCTACACAATGTGGTCCTTTACTCTGCATGCACTGCGCAAGATAATTCCACTCGTTATACGGATTAATACCAATAGCGGCACCATTCCGAATACGAGTGGACTGAACAGCAGAGGTGAAAGCAAGGAACATCATTCTAAAGGCAATGGTGTAAACGAGCGGTGCAGAAGAAATGAGGCGTGTTTTACCAGCCTCAGCCTTCTCAACACCCCTCAGTTCATCCTTCATGAAGTCAACAAATACATGTGTACTACGCTTGCCTTGTTTAGCTAGCATAAGCACTTCGTCGACCTCTTTACGGACCTCCTGAGCCAACTCTGAGTCAAACTCGTAGTCGTCACTTTTACCGAAGAAGGCCTTCTTATTTGTATGACCCCTAAGGACATATGGAAACCCAGGAGAGGTATTACGAGGTACACCATTGATGTTAGTACCAGGAACACCTGCAACAGCCTCCTCAAAACTAAACAACCTACGCTCAAAGCCTACAGTGAGAGAATTAAATCTAGAAAAGGCATGATGTGCCGCCCGATCAACATCCTCTTGTGCATAATACATGAGAGGGGTAGCATAAGCTTCTAAAGCTTTAGCCATTGGAACAATCCTACTCCCCTCCTTATTAATAAAGGGTTTCATAGGTGCAGGCACTTTATTAAGGGGCCCAGCCACCCCATACATAGGAGTCTTCACTAAAGAAGACATAGGATTGAGGCAATGAGGTTTGTAACCCTTGACAAGGCCGAGGAAACTCCCCTTGATAGGAGCCTCCGCGAGCTCAAAACCAACATGAGACTGAT